TAGATGTGAATAGAACTAACTACATCTTCCCATAAAACTGTTCTAATTAATTTATTTTCTTCACCGTCGTCGTACCAATCATTTACCATGTCGAGAATGGACATAAGTATTTGACTATTAAGTGTGCCATCGAAATTTGAAAAATCACCAGCTACCACTTTATCTCCCTTGACTTGTAAGCTCTTAGCAAGTCTATGCCACTGATCGGAATAGGGATTAATTCCGACAGCTATCTCATTAGATATCATATTCTGCATGACATGAGCATTAAAGGCTAAGAAGTACATACGAAATGCCAAGATATAATCTTGGGCACCAGCAGCAAAAACTCTGGTTTTCCCAACATTAACCTTGTCAAATGTACGCCTCTCATCCTTCAATGTGTCAATCCAATATACTGGTTGTCTAATTGCACGCTTCGCTTTCGATATTCGTAAGTCAACGGCGGCTCTGAGAACGGGATCATCCAAAATATAATCCCCATCTCCTAACCACTCCGTCTTCCCAACAGAACCACTAGTTCGTAGGTTTACCCAAGGGTAGCCTGGCGAGCTACGTCTGTTGATAGGATCGATGAAAGCATGCTCGGTTCCTTGTATTCCTTCTTCATATGTGAGAACACGGCACATAGATAGGTCTGTATTTTCAAAGATGGTGGGTCTGAAATGACGGGTAGCTGCAGAAATGAGATTGGGATCAACCCATTCCTGAGAAACACCGCACTTTTTCAAACCAAGAGCTAAAGGATCTATAAGCTCTTCATCCTTCCAAAAAGGTCGTAAACGTGATGGTGCAGTCGTAATAGGTTCTAATTTACCATGCAATGGACTTTCGCGCAAAGCAGTTTTCATTGGTGGCGCATAATTACGACCAACTTTACCTATAGGAATAAATCCTCCTTCTGGAGTAGTGCAGTTGTCAGATACAATATCATCAATGACCAGTGAAATTTGTTGAGTTAACAAGAATGTTGATAACAACTCACTCAAATCTTCACTCGTCAATGACGTAGAGCATCCAACCCCTCCACCACCGGCAACATGAAATCCAACAATTTTTCGTTGTAGAGCAGTGTTAGCTACAACCAAAGGAGCTCCACAATCACCTGCATCCGTATCTGTTTGATATACGTAAGAGTGACGTAAAGTCAAGATTTCATTTTTGCCATTAGCAGAAGTACTAGTATAGTTAGCGCATTTATCGACATATGCTTTCACTCCCGTATATATAGTATGCATGTATTTACCCTTGGAATAAGTTAAAAGGGGAATACTTGCTGGAAATGATTGATAACTGCCTAATTCACTACGCTTTACGAAATGGGATGTAATATCTCGCATGGTAGGAAAGGCTGGGGGCATACAGATCATCGCCGCGTCTTTTGGATGGCCGTCTTTGTCATACAACATTGTTACATTTTCGAGTCCTTCAAAATAAGAACCTGGTACATCATACCCTTTGGGCCAACCTGCGTTTTTGAACCAAACACGATGAGCACGACGCATGCAAAACAAAGCGTGCACAGGTATTAAAGCACATTTTCCTTTAACAAAAAATGCATTAAAAATTGCCCGCTCTCCTTTATCTGTTACTATAAACACTCTAAAGATGTTATTGTAAATAGGCCCAGATATCAGTTCTTTTTGGTTAGGATCAAGAGCCGCTTGTTGCACCAGAGCATAAGAATCGCTTTCTCGGATGTATTGAGAGCGCATTCTTCGTGCTGTCTTTGTTTTAGGATCGCCAGATGATGCTTCGCTCTCCCATGGGTATCTTCGTGCACTGGGAAGACGTGGTACTTTCAACTCAGGTGTTGAAGCAGGTGTAACTACTTCAGCTGCAGGTGCCATAATACGATAAAGTGATGCAGCACTAGCCAAAACTCCAAAGACTTGAGCTAGAAATTTCAATTTTGTAGAGAATGGAGAATCCCAAAATTTAGTTAATTGCACCTTCAAACCAGAAATTAGTTGGTTACTATACGTACTTAACAATCTTGCGCGAGGTGTTATCGCATTTCGAATATTGTCCATAATTGTAAGTTCCTCCTTCTTATCGGCACACAAAATGAATTGGGAGATATCAAGACCATTCTCGATTGCCCAATCTATACCCAATTCGTAAAATTCTTCAATAGTCTTGTTATGCGACAAGCGCGACAAAGTACGCCAGTGCTCTTCACTGACACCACGCAATCGCGCTTGTAAAGTTGGATCGATATTATTATATGCATGGACAAATTCTAAAACTGCCATACCACTATCCAAATCAACGTAATTTCGTGGTGCTTTCACAATCAAACTTGTGTCTAAAAGGTCAACTTGTTGGGTCATAATAGGTTGCAAAAATTGGATCTTATCAGTACCTGTATTGTTTAGTTCTTCACAAGAACCATATAATTCTTCTACATCTGCTGGGTCTACTCCATCTCGAGCAGCACGCAATTTTACTGCTCGCTCTTGTAACAAACGTACTCAATCTTCATTGATATTTCTTTTCTCTCGATACATTTTAGTTGTAATGGCTTTAAAGGTGTCATAATTTATATTGCTATGTATAACTTTCTTATCATCAATATTGTCTACTATGTCAAATCTATAAATATTAATGTCTGAAGGACCAGTAACTTTAGCTAAATCTACCATTCCTTCGGAATTAGCATATTCAGGTGCTAAATGAACTCTAGCAACTACATGCCGTCTGCGTTTGACAGCGGCACGGGTTGTAACTGATTCCACATGAGGAAAATAGTTATTAGATGTTAAAATAATTAAGCGTGATCGAAATTCTGATCGCGCTTTTTCAATAAGATCAGCCATACGTAAATTATATCGAGCTACATTGCAACAACGGATCAATTCCATTAACTCAGGATTGGGATTCGCAATACTATCTCTGGATTGCAACCAATCATCATAAACACATATCATTTGTCCCTTATAACCATCCCAAAATTGTTGTTCTGTAGAACGAAAGTACATTTCATTCTCCACATCGGCGGAATCAATTTTTGAATCAAATACTTCTTCTTCAACTAAAATATCCTGGGCAAAAAGACGAGTAAGGCACGATTTTCCTACACCTGATTCACCGTAAAAGTGAACCACTATCGGTTCTATGCGCGACTTATACTTCTTCTTTCCAAGATTTAAAATACGATCGTAAACTTTTTGAATGACTCTAAAATGATGATTAAAAATAGCCATTTGCTGGGAACTAACTCGCAGATTTGTAAGCTGAGACATTAAACTACTTCCACGTGAATGGCAGGAATCAATTCTCTGACATACATCCGCATCGATAACAACCATATCAGTAACTTCCCATTTGGATAAAGCTTGCACTTCTTTTGTCCATGCTGCAATGTCAGCAACATATTTGCTCAACTCCATTGATCCACGAGGAATTCCGAAAAGTCCCTCGTAAATAACATCAATGACTACTTGAGCCTGAGTTGCGAAAAATGAGAAGAGAGTGTTACCTCCTTGCACTCCTCGCCCCAGATTATTTAACTTCTTACATATGGCATCGATAGTATTGCCACCAGGTATTTTATCTAGTGCATAAGCACTCATAATCGTACAAAAGATAGAAACGAAAGGTACTATATCGGGTAATAAGGTCAAATCTGCTCCTTGTGCCATCATGTTAGGCATAACGGCAAGGGCTGGAGCTAATAGTGGCATTGCAGAAAGGTAAGTTAGGCACGCTTTACTAACAGAAGATATCATAGCTGTTGAAATATCTAAAGTGGCACACAGTCCAGTTAAAATACAGACACATGTTGCGGGATCGTGTCTAGTTCGATATAAAGCTGTGATGTTAGAACAAATTATAACTGCCTTGCTAGTAATTGAATCTTTGGCATTAGTGAACATGCGGGCAAACATATCTTCAAATTCTTTAATGGAAGATGCATCTGCGTAATGAGTCATAGAGACCGGAAATCCGAGTTGTGCTGTCATACAAAATTTAGAAAAAGCGTAGCACAAATCTACGTGATCTTCATTTATATAAAGATGGGCAGTTAAGCCAGGACGGGTAATAGAAAAGATTCTGCATGAATTTGGGTCTAAAGTAAAATCACCAATAGGGATACGTGATGTTAAGGAAACAGAGTTAGGCTCATTAATAAAATTGGCAACGGTTTCGAAATCGTTCCAATACATCTCTTCTAAATGTGGCCGCTATGATATTCAGAGTCAGTAAAAGCAGGAAAAGTAGTTTCTTCTAACGAAGAAACTGAAGAAGCTGCTTGAGCTGACATAGATAAAATAGGACCAACACGTACGAAGTTCACACGCAAGCGTTGTCTCCAACGCACATGAATATCAAAACGGGTAGTTTCAATTTCAATATGATAATTAAAGACGCAATCATGAGTCATACCACGAAACTCAAACATAAAGGTATCGTTTCGCTTAAGTAAAGCAGTCATGCATCTCAATGCTTGGTAAGATCGAGCCCAAGCGGTAGCGGCCTGATGGTTGGTGGAATCACGGCGCGTTACATCATCTTCAATTTCTTTTGTCCATGCTTCTAAAAGAATGTTAAATTCAGAAACATTTTCTGGCATACGAGCCAGAAAATAAGTTACAGGATTTCGAACAGACGTCATATTGCTAAAGAACGTATTTCACAATATATGAGCCCAAACGAATTAAAATAACAGTAGTCTGTAAACAACAAAAAGATAAACGGATGATTTTAAAAACACGATGACAGTGTTTGCAAAATTGTTTAAATTTAATATTAAAAGTTTTAAAAATTAGGTTTGAAATAAACGAGAATAATCTTGATCCGTAGAAAAAGAATTAGTAATCTACAATATAATTCTCAGATAGAGTAGATGTTCACCAAAAGAGTAGTCGTGATGGTGAGGCTCCGTAGAGTCCAATAGATCGCAAATCCGTAGAAATTGCAGACACGTAAAACAAAGTAATCAACTTTGGCGTCAAGAGGTCGAAAAACGACAAGTGAGAATAATCTATTAGTCCGTAGGTAATAGATTACAATAGTTCTCCGGAAGATAACAGAGTTATCGAATAGGGTAAGGAATTTTCAGGCTCCGTAGGGCGTGAAAATTGTGTACTAGTCCGTAGGTAATACAGTAAATGTGAAGATAAGATCAATCCGTAGAAAGAAAATATTAAATATCGCAATTAAGTCAATAACTTCAGTTTTGTCAATTTCCT